TGCAGAACCTTTCTGTCGTTCAAATGCTATAAAATATCTTTCCCGTTTTGGCAAGAAAAACGGTAAGTCTAAACAAGACATTTTGAAGGCAATTCACTATTGCATTCTTCTCTATCACTTTGCTGGCCTTTGTAATGAAAATACGGAACCCTATGAAACTTTCTGATAAAACTATCTCTGTCCTGAAGAACTTTTCTTCTATCAATCAGTCTATCCTTTTTAAGGAAGGTAACAAACTTCGCACGATCAGTGTGATGAAGAATATTCTTGCAGAGGCAACTGTCACTGAAGAATTCTCTAAAGATTTTGGAATCTATGATCTTAATCAGTTCCTTAATGGTCTGAGTTTGCACCAAAGTCCTGAACTTGATTTTGCTCAAGACGGATATGTTGTTATTCGTGAAGGCAAGTCCCGTTCTAAGTATTTCTTTGCTGATCCCAATGTCATCGTGACTCCACCAGACAAAGCTATTCAACTTCCAAGTGAGGATGTCTGCTTTGAACTGAGCACTGAACAACTGGAAAAACTGCTGAAAGCATCTGCTGTTTATCAATTGCCTGATCTCTCCGCTGTTGGTGAGAACGGTGTTGTGAAACTGGTTGTTCGGGATAAGAAGAATGATACCTCCAATGACTTCTCTGTTGTTGTTGGTGAAACTGATGCAGAATTTTCTTTCAATTTTAAAGTTGAAAACATCAAGATTCTTCCTGGAACTTATGAGGTTGTCGTTTCACAAAAACTTCTCTCCCGATTCACTTCTAAGAATCACGATCTCACTTACTACATTGCTCTGGAACCAGATTCCAGCTTTGGTTGATGAGACATATCCTTTTTACATTAAAGGGTTGTAATGTTGAGTTGATGGAGGATATTGATTACATGCGTTTGATGCTTTACAACGCAGCAAAAGAGTGTAATTCAACCCTCCTTAACTTATCGGTCCATAAGTTTAAACCACAAGGTTTCACTGGTATTGCTATGCTTGCTGAATCACATATCAGCATTCATACTTGGCCAGAAAAAAGTATGGCAGTTTGTGACGCATTTACCTGTGGAGACCATACTACACCAGAAAAGGGTGTAGAATATATGAAAGAGATGCTTCAAGCATCCAACATTATTAGTCGTGAATTTGTACGTCCTTTGGAATGAACATTTTTGTAACGTCCCCCAATCCTTGGGAATCTGCACGAGTGCTTCCTGATAAGCACATTGTTAAGATGCCTTTGGAATGTTGTCAGATGCTTGCTATCGTAGCATCTGACAAATGGGGACATGGATTCGGCACTCTTCCCAAAGCAGATGGTACGCCTTATGCTACGGAGAAGGGTGCTTTTCGTAACCACCCTTGTACGATTTGGGCAAGTGAGTTTGTAAACAACTGGCAGTGGTTGATTCAGCATGGAATTGCATTGTGTGATGAATACAAACTCCGTTATGGTAAACATCACACTTGTTTCAAAACTTTGATCGCAGCAAGAGAAATCTTTCCATATGCTGATCCTCAAGGACGCAGCGGAAAGGAAACAACACCATTCGCACGGGCAATGCCTGACGAATACAAATATGATGACAGCATTGATACATTCACTGCTTATAAAATGTACATTGCTTCTAAACCGTGGGTGTGCGATAATTATATTCGGTTGCCCCACCGTAAACCTGATTGGATTTGATTATGCGTGATGAATTTTTGTGGGTGGAGAAATACCGTCCCAAAACTATTGAAGATTGTATTCTCCCAGAGAATATTAAAAAAACTTTTCAAGACTTTTTAGATAAGGGGGAAGTCCCAAATCTACTCCTTGCAGGACCTGCTGGGTGTGGTAAGACTACCGTAGCAAAAGCACTATGCAACGAATTAGGAGTAGATGTTTATGTCATCAATGGATCCGATGAAGGAAGATTCCTTGATACCGTCCGAAATACTGCGAAAAACTTTGCTTCGACCGTCTCACTTGCTTCGACTGCAAAACACAAAGTCATCATCATTGATGAGGCAGATAACACGACCAATGATGTACAACTCCTACTACGGGCGTTTACTGAGGAGTTTAGTGGTAATTGCAGGTTCATCTTCACCTGCAACTTCAAGAACAAGATCATCGAACCCCTCCACTCTCGATGTGCCTGTATCGACTTTTCTACCAACTCCAAAAACAAACCTCAACTTGCAGCACAGTTCTTCAAACGTATCCAAGAAATCTTGGCTGCAGAAAGTGTTGAATATGATAACAAGGTCCTGGTAGAATTGATCAACAAACACTTCCCCGATTGGAGACGTGTTCTTAATGAGTGCCAACGTTACTCTTCAAGTGGTAAGATTGACACTGGTATTCTTGCAACCTTCAGTGATGTAAAGGTAAATGATCTGGTTAAAAAACTTAAGGAAAAGGACTTTCCTGAAGTACGTAAGTGGGTCGTCAATAATCTGGACAATGATACTTCTGTACTTCTGCGTCGCATTTACGACGCTTGTTATGATTCCATGGTCCCTAATAGTATTCCTGCTGCTGTTCTTACTCTTGCTAAGTATCAGTATCAAATGGCATTCGTAGCCGACCAAGAGATAAATATGCTTGCTTGTCTAACCGAAATTATGGTGGAGTGTGAATTCAAATGATTAATGTAAAACTGTTTCGTATCACTACTGGTGAAGAAGTCATTGCAGAACTTGTTTCTGAAACTGATGATACTGTGACTCTCAAGAATGGTCTGGTTGTTCTTCCCACAAATACTGGTGTAGGATTTGCTCCTTGGGCAACTGTGATTGACCAAGATAATCCAGAGATCACTGTTTCCAAAACACATGTTGTGTACATTGTTCCTGTTCAGGAAGATGTCTCTAAGAAATACAATGAAATGTTTGGTAGTAAACTGATTACTCCAGATAAGAAAAAACTGATTGTATGATCATGAAAAAAGAAAAACTGAAAGCACAAGTTAAGTCAAGGTTCTATTATTATTTCTGGGGAACTGCTACAATTGCTGTTGTTATAGGACAACTCTACGTTGGAACTGGTTATAGATTAATGGCGGGTAGTATTCTGAGGATTCTCCAGTCTGTTGAAGTTATTGTTGGATCTGATTCTGTAGATTATAAATGAAAGCACTGAAAACCCCTCTTCGTTATCCTGGTGGTAAATCCAAAGCCATCAAAACTCTGTCAGCATGGTATCCCAAAGTTATTACAGAGTATCGTGAACCCTTTATTGGTGGGGGTTCAATTGCTATCGACGTAACAAAGTCCAATCCAGGCATCCCAGTGTGGATTAATGACTTGTATGTGCCTCTCTACAACTTCTGGGTACAACTGCGTGATAATGGTCAAGACCTCTCTGAGAGTGTCAGAGAGCAGAAAGAGAAGATGCTTGAGAGTGGCACTCAAGAGGAGAAGGATAAGTTTGCTAAGGACTTATTCAATCAGTATGCTGCTGAGATTGATACTTATGATGACTTTCAGAAAGCTGTTGCTTTCTTCATCATGAATAAGTGTAGTTTCTCTGGTCTTACCGAAAATAGCACTTTTTCACAAACTGCTGCTAACTCTAACTTTTCTCTGGTCGGTGCTGACAAACTCAAGCAGTTCTCTGAACTCATCAAGAACTGGAAGATCACTAACATTGATTACTCTGAAGTAATGAATGCAGATGGTCCTGAGAATACGTTTGTATTTCTTGACCCTCCTTATGACATCAAAGACTTTCTTTATGGAAAGAATCGTGAGATGCATAAATCATTCGACCATGATGAGTTTGCAGAGAACGTCTACAAGTGTCCTCATAAGTTCATGATTACCTACAACGTTAATGAACGTTTAGAAGAACTCTACAAGGACTATGAGTTGACTTATTGGAAGTTGCGTTATTCTATGGCACATCGTGGTGATAAAGGAACTGACGATAATGTCAAGACGGAGTTGTTGGTAACTAACTACCCGATCGTTCCTATGAATCCTCTGGAGGCAGAACTGTGGAACTGAAAGATTGGTTGAACTCCATTAACTTCAACAAAGAAGATCTAACTGAACACACAAAAGATTATCCCCCATACATTGTCAATCGTTGCTTATCAGGGCATTTGGATTGTGTGATGTATGCTAATGAAATGAATAAGTATCATTACTTAGATAAAGATATGCAATATTCATTTTATCTAAATACTTTGAGGAAAAGAAAGAGATTCTCTCCTTGGCTCCGAAAGGATAAAGTCCAGGATTTAGAATGT